TGAAAAGACATATAATTTTTATTGTCATTTTTATTATATATTGCAATATATAATGTCTTTAAATTGTTTTAATCATATTAAATAATATTTAATTGTTAATTAATTATCAAATGAATTTAAAAGCAAAAATGGCTTAAAAATATAATATCCGCCCAATTTAATTGAGGATATACCTATTATATTCTAAAAAGATTTCAGGAATTACTTATCGATCCATTTTAAATCTCCTGCTGCGTGGCGTAGTGTAGGCCGGCTAGAATATTTCCAATCATTACCTGTCGCCTTATCACTCATAATATACATATCTCCATCCTCTAGGGACAATGTAAGCACCTGGCTAATAGGTGCGCCTTTGTGATACCATCTATAATGTAATGGGAAAGTTGCACCTAATCGGATACCTACAACTATCCGCCGTTCACTATCTCCATGCCAACCAATATAGGTTTTGCTAGTGTCATAGTAATAATTAGCTTCACATTGCAATGCTGCGAGTTGCGGAAGTTTAGTAATTTCGGGAAGACTCGCCCTGATAGCTGCTAAAAGTGGCGTTCTGCAGAAATTTATTACTGTACCCTTACCAGATGTATAATCCGGGGCTTGGTCGAAATCCGAAAAGCAAAGATTATGCCGCGCTTTTTTATTTACCACCCGGCCATACATTAATGCTTTAGTATCACGTGGAAAGCGCATTTGTTCTTCATAAACCTCCGCGGAATTAGTAATGGCACTCTTAATAATTAGCAATTGGGCAGGCTCTAGCTTCTGGGGTAGTGTATTTGGTGTGTTAGACGTAGAATTAGTAGCTGCTAGCATTGGTATTGTTGTTAGGTCATATATTTGGCACTGAAAACCTAGCTTTTCAAATTGGGATTTTACGGTTGCCAACTCTGTGATAGTTATACCCCGCGATGCTATAGAACCTAGAACTTGCATACCTTTATGATTTTCAGCACTTTCACCAAAAGTTAGTGTAATGGTTTCTTTGAGTTTTGTATTCATTGTCGTAAGCGTGTATGGTTGTATTACCTAACACTTGCGTATTACCTAACACTAGCGTATTAGTTAATAAGGTATTAGTTAATAAGGTATTAATCCTAGTAATTATTATATTTTTTTCAATTTTTTTGTGCCATTTTATTCATTAAACTTACACTAATTAATATTATTTGTAAATCTAAGGCAGATAAAATGTAATTAATTGATAGGTTTTAATGGATAATAGAATGAGAATGGAAAAAAATTAGGTTCTCAGGTAGATACTGGTGTACCAAAATAAATTTATTTATACCCTACCTTATATATGGGGTATCCTTTACTACCAAAGATTTTTTAAAATCTTATGCATTTAAGAGTTAATTAATTTTATACTGCAATTATATATTCTAATTGAAAATTAAATAAAACTTCTAGAATATTATTTATATTTATTCTTTATTTATATAAATAAAAAACCCTCCTTTTTGTTCTTGCGATTTAAGAATATTTCTAGCAGATAATGTTGCTTTATCACATACTTTAAATAATTTAGTAACTATTTCTCTATCTACTTGATAAAACTCCTTATATTTTTTGTATTGTTTTTCTTTTAAATATTGTTTTAGACATTTTTCTACATTATCAATATCTTTAGTTTTATATACTTTTACTACTTTAATATTATCAATTGTGCTAGTTTGATGTGTTTTTAATCTTGATTTGAAATCAGTTGTTTTACCAATTTTATATACACCTGGTAAATTTAAATCAGTATTTAATAAATATATTACGCCACCCTTAGTTTCTGTTTGTTGAGGTGTATGGTTTACAATATATTTTTCTATAATTACGTCTTTGTACCTATCGATATGTTTTTCTAGCTCAATAAAATAGGTTCTAACTTCTTCAGCTTTTTTAGTTCTACTAACCATACAAATACGCTTCATACAATCAGGTGTAAGCAAAACATTAATGGAAGGGCGACCATTAGAACCAGTAGACATCTTTTGAGTAGTATAATCTATTCCTTTTGTGTATGAGTTAGTTAGTGTTTCTTTAATTGTGCTTTTTCGTGCATCTAGCCATTTTGCTAGAATATCTAAATTAATTACAAATTCATTTTCTTTAGTATTATATTTATATAATGAAAAAAATCGTCAATAAATTTATCATCAATTGTAGAGAATTTTTTTAGATAATTTTGAAGAGTATCCATTTTAGCATCTTAATATTTACAAAGATAATAGTTTTGCAGGATACGTTGCAAAACTATTAATTTTTATATGATTCTCTAAATAAAAATGTTCTAAATAAACTATATAATAAACTATATAATAAACTATGTAATGAATTATTTTAATTAAAAGTAAATAATAATAAAAAATATCAAGTCTTTGAAATTTGGATATTCCTAGATAGATAATACTAATATCTAGCTAGAATCTAGTTAATACTAAAAAAATTATTAATAGCATCATTTGCCTTGGTAATTGTTTTATTCATATAATCCGCTTTGTAGTAATCTTTGATTAGAGAGTAATATATAACACCAGAAAGCATACCTATCAACGTGCAATAAATGGCATCTAGAAGGGTTTTGCATCCTACATTGATACGAGAATATATAGTCAGTAGTTGCAATCCCGAAATTAGAAAGAATTTGAGCGGATTGAAAGTATCGTTATAATACATATCCATAAAGAAGAAGCCCGCAAAAAATCCAACCGTTTGGGTAATCGGGCTAGGTAGTACAAACGGTGTTCCAGTTTCCGTGTAGAGTAGCGCGCATTGTGGATTGGATACCCCACGGAGAACCATTTTATATCCCAATCCAATAAGTTCATTCGCTAGGAAACCAAAGAATAACAATAGCCCGCGGAAATCATTAAATACCACTCCAGCCATTGCAGAACCGGCATATAGACCGACTGGTGTAATACGTACCGCCGTATTGATAAATATTTTAATAGTATCAATCAATGATAATGACATATTGGCTAGGGTTTCTAGTTTTCTAGTATCTGCTACTATTAAAGGAGATTAAAAGCCGGAAGGATAAATAAAAAAAATATTAATCCATAATACAAGCCACTAGTTGCATTACATTACAAATTATCGCTCTCAATAAGAAAGTGCTTTTACCGTTGTGGCCTGTTCCAGCTAATGCTGAATGTTGAAGCGACGAGGAAAATTTACCCGTTGGCCGTTGTAGCAGAATATGTGTGATTGGTTTCCAATTGAGAGTGCCACGGACTCCGGATACCACACAACCTTGAGTCCAAGGCGTTCACAGAGTTTACTGAACGGAATGTCCAAGCTACGTTTGTAATACAACAACCATTCTTTCACCAATTGCCCATCTTTCTTGTTTTTTTCAAACAGAAAAGACTTTTTTACTTTCTTCGCACAGTCCTTGCGACGATTTACCGGTTGCTCTTGTTCAAAAGCCATATCCATATCCGGGCAATCCATATCCAGATTGGTAATATTGTAGTAATACAAAATTATTAAACAAATATAATTTTCATTTTTTGTAAATTTTTTTATTTTTGCTATTTTTTCTATATTTTGTAAATATAATTGGCATATCCTCTAATAAAGTATCGTAATTTATTTTATTGAATGATATTAATATTATAAATGTATGTGCTTTTTATTTTTATTTACTTTTTATTTATTTTAATAGTATCAATCAAGGATAATGACATATTGGCTAGGGTTTCTAGTATCTGCTACTATAAAGGGAGATTAAAAAGCCAGAAAGATAAAAAATTTAGATGTGCTAGATTTGCTAGATTTGCTAGATTTGTTTTTCCTACCTGTTATTAAATACAAGTATAGAAGATTTGCATTCCTTCATATGAATCACCTTCATTTAAATTAACAATTAAGTCGTGTGGATAATAACCATTATGCCAATTGTAAAATTCTAGGGTAAAAACAATATTTTCTTCACCATTTAAAAACTTTATAAATATAGTTCCACACGTATCAACTTGCTTTTCTTCAAACTTTATAGTTGTGATATTATCACCGATAATATCTATAAAATCCATAATATTATCCTCAGTCTTATTTTCTGTATCTACGTCATTTCCAAGATATGTATAAAAACCAACTGCTTCACAACAAAGAGGAATAGTGTTATCAACAAACTTAAACTCATATGTGTCTCTGCCTAGCTTAATATGAATAGTAAAATATCCCGGGTCTTGAATAAGTTCAATATTCAGTAAGCGCCCATTAATGTTATCAATTCTGTGCAAAAGAGACATCTTTGCTTTTTTATAATTTGAAAATAAAAAGTAAAATAAAATCATTTTTTATTAAAAAAAAATATTTTTTGCCAAAAAAAAGATAATATTATTTTTGGCACTTTATCTATCCTTTAATTACCAATATTTTTTTAAATCTTAGGTAGTTAAAAGATACTATAATAAATTTCTAGATTACCAAACTTAAATATAAATGAACTATTTGATTAGTTATTTGCTAGAATTAAAAACTTAAAAAGCATCTAGCAATCTATCCAGATAAACCCTTTCTAGAACTCTAGCAAAGATGGAAAAAGACAAACTCATAATTCGCAATTGCAATACTATCGAGATTGATGGCCGGGTATATTGCATTCCGGAACGCTATACCAATAGTATGGATATTGCTATAGAGCACCGATACTTATTCAATTACATTCTAGCAAACGTGATGCACACCCGCATTCGACTCGATAAGCTAGATATGGAATCGATAGGCAAAACGCATATGGATAAATACATAGTTGCAACAGAACGGATATTTGCCTTTGTTATCACTGGTAAGCTAGATAATGTGATATTTAGTAAATGGGAGAATGATATTCTAGCGCGGGTGCCGGGGTTTATAATCCCGAAACTGAATCCCATTATTGTGGAAAGACTGGAAAGACTGGAATGACTGGAATGAATTTCTTTCTATGTAATAAATAGTATTGAAAAATGAATCCCGGTGATTATGACCCTTTTAACTTTATGATTGTTCTCTTATTTATATATGCCATTTTAATCGGTTTTATTATGATTCTCATATATAATAATACACGTGCTAAAAGAAGTGAATTGGTTAGCGCTCTTTTGAGTTCTAGGTCTGGTGATAATTGCAACGGAACCGAAAACAACGGCAGAAATAAAAATTGTATCCCTTCTCCTACCCCTATTAAAGGCCAACGGGTATGATTTGATGGTTGATTACCTGATTAGCTAGGTGCCGATCCGCGCCAACCTAACATCCGTTCGTGTGTCTTGCCATAAGTGGTAGAAATTTGATTATCCCGATCGCGAATGAGTGCCTGGCGGCGATTTTCTTCTTCTTCTTGCTGGTATTGTTTCATTTGATATTCCCGCAATTCTTCTGGCGTCATATCATATCGCACATTACCGCGAGCTTTTTTTAATTCTTCTACATTTTTATATGTTTTGTATTCTACTTTATTGGGGTCTATAAAGGCACCTCGTGATGTATAAGCCGTTTTCAAATCCGTATATGCCAGATCACGTCCGCCAGCCTTGGAACCTGTTCCGGTAGGTATAATGCTAGATGGTTTGCTGAAATCTTCAACCCGACGTGCATCTTGATCTAAATCAGTAAATCCCGTGGCACAAGATACGAGTTCCTGTGGTTCATTATATTCCTGGATTGCACCAGTACGGGCGGTAAGGCGTTCTTTGTAATCTTCAAATGTGCTATTAAATACATTGAGATTGAATTTATTACCGAATATTTCAGTGGGTGCTTCTTCGGCGGTATCGGTAGAGAGCCAATTGCCATATCCATCATCATTGCTATCCCAAAGTTTATTCTGTTCGTATATCTTATTGAATAATTTCAAATCAAACTTTTCTTTATCCACCACTACATCTCTAGCCACACCATTTGAGGAATCACTTTTAACATTAGATGCAAAATTCTTATTCTTCATCTGTGATTTAGATTGGTCTTCTAGATAAGCGCTACTTGCTTGTTTCAATTCATTAAATGGGCGATCGCTTTCCCGGGCTTTATATTTCTCTAGCAAAGAAAGATAACATTTTGTTACTAATTGAAACTGTTCTACATTGCCGCTTGGTTTATCGGGATGTGTTCGCATTGCTAGTTTCTTATAAGCGACTTTCAAATCATCTAGCGTGTGATTTGCCTGGAGATTGAATAATCGCAACGCATCCACATTATTTTTATCTAAGTCGCCTAGTTTAGCTTGATATTCTGTGCGACGTTTCCGTTGTCTTTCTAAGAATTCCCGCCGCCTGCGTTCTTCTTCTTGTTTAAACTCCGCATCTTCCCTTTCAGCCTCCGTCTTATAATGCCGTGTGAGAGCATCAATGGTATCTAGCTGTTCTTGACGTTGCAACTCTTTTCCTTGGCGGTCTTGACGGGTTGTACCTTCATTAAAACCCACAGTCGCGTGTTTTTGACTATATATACCTAGATTACTGCCTAGATTACTGCCTAGATTACTGCCGATATTATTATTATTAGTATTGCCAGCATATCCATTATCTGCTGGTGGAAGAGCATCTAGAATGGCGGTAATTCGTTGCACTTGCTGAGAAGTCATTATATGCCGATGTTCATTCAATAATCGCTCTAGAAATTTCCGCTTAGTGTTTGTATTTTTATCTATCTCTGCCATAAGGGTTTTATCGTGGAGAATATCTAGCAAACTAAGTGGTCGCCGGGATTCTAATTGTGGTTCCTGGTTAAATTCTTGTTGGGTAGGATGCGGGGTACGTTGTAATAATTCCGCGGGTGATATAACTGGCAATTTTGCTGGTGATGATTGTTTATGATTTTGCCGGTTGTATTGCTGATATGATTGTTGGTATAATTGATGGGGTGGTGGTTGTGGTGGTGATTGTGGGTGGGGTGGTGATTGGTGATCTCTGCGTTGATTCATAAGTTGCTGTTGTAATTGCAATATAAGTTGTTGATTTTCAATTGTTTGTTTGCTAGAATCATTTCCCATTTTGATACGCTAGCTCTGCTAGAATTAGTTATTATGAAATAGGAAAAAAATAAAAATAAAATAACGTTAAGCATTCAATACTTAACAAATTTTATTATGATGTGTATTAAGTAATAAAAAAATTAACTCAATACGAAGTGCAAACAGTGTTCATTGATGAATCTTAAGCTGCGAGTGCGGACGAAAACCACAGTAATCCAGCGTTGCTCATGCCATGAACGGCAAAACGCAGGCGTGGGTCCCAGGTCTTGGACTCGAAAACAGGCAGCATCTTTTGGAACACCTTGTAGCCTGACACCAAGTCGAAAAAGTTGGTCTCCTCAGCTCCCTCGCGGGAACAGGCCTCCTTGAAGGTCTCGTTTGCCTCTTTGAAACCACCAGGAAGGGAGAGTTCTCCTATCCCAGGCGCGTTCCCGCGAGCAATGACGAGCAGATGATAAACACCATCAGCATCTTGGAAAACAGGAATGAGGTCTGATGCGGCTCCAATCTTTTCAAGAGCGTTCAGGCAGAAAGTGTTGTACAGTCCTTCATGTAAGGTCATCCCTTTGATGTTGGCCGGGTCATAAGATTCGTCAAAGTATCCGGAAATGTTGACTCCAAGCTGTTCAGCCTTTGCGCGCAGCTCTTCGATTGGGGTTTCGGGAGCCTCTGGAATGTCATACTGTGGCAACCCACGTTCCTCGCGGAACTTGTTTTGAGCACGCATCAGTCGAAGATTGCGATGAATGGAGGCTTCATCTTGGATGGCGAACATCTGAGCCCACAACTCAAAACGCTCGTCGCCCGTCTGCTTCAAAAGCACGTTGCAGGCCTGGAACATAAACTGCACATGACGAAATGCCATAATTCCAATAACACCTTTTGCAAGTTCCTCCAAAGGAACGAAAAACGCATCCAAGGCATCATCTTTTCCGAAGGGTTTATCCTTCAAACCTTTGGGTTCAGAGCGCGGATTTACACGGTCAGACATTTTACTAATGAAAGAAATACTAACTATTTTAGAAAAATAACATTTCAATTTTTTTCTAAAAAACTAAAAATGCTAAAAAAAGCATATATATATATATCTATTTGATAAGTTAGATACGCTAGCTATGCTAGAATTAGTTATTATGAAATAGGAAAAAAATAAAAATAAAATAACGTTAAGCATTCAAGCATTTAATTATTCAATTTATCATAAAACATTCCGCGATATTATAAGTACTCATTTCAAAGATA